AATATTATTAGGGAAACTTCCGAAGAAAAACAATGGTCAAATGAAATTGATATGTTTATAGATGAATTTAATGTATGGGTAGATAGAGTACCTGAAACATTAGATACAGTCACTTCTGGCAAACGAAAGGCTAAACGTACCAAGAAAGCAACTACTGATATGACGAAGAAAACTAAAAAGGCTGTTAAACGTGTTAAAAAGATCATTAAAGAATCGTGATTAATTAATGTAAATAAAAATTGATTTATTAAAGATAACTAATAATTATATTATATAATAATATAATTATGTCGTGTACTGATTCATTCATCGAAACGTTTAAATTATTTGAGTTGACATTTGAAGAAATACCAATTGAGGATATTATGAGTATTAAAGAGCATTTGAAACATTTGAGAACATTAACTGATCTCGAAAAAAGATCTTATGTAAATAAATTAATTGGTGATAATCGTAAAATAGAATATTACGATTATTGTTTTTTTTGATTTTTTTGCTGATTAATGATTTTTATTTATCAAGTTGAACAAATTACTCATAATAGTTTCTTCACATAACAAATTGTGTAATAGTTTTTTATTATTAGTCCATGGTTGAATATACATAATGATCTTTTTCAGAATTGGTTTTGTCAAGTCATTATTTGGAATACTAATTATAGAATTAAATATATCATAATAATATTTATTAAATCCTGTGAAAGCATTAATAACCATTGTACATTGGATATTTATTTCTGTTTTTTTATCAAATGAACTAATTAATTTTTCATTTATTTGTTCGTGATATAGTGGATGAATAGTATCAATGCAATCACTAATCAATTCCATCACTTTTGTCATGATTTGATCCAAGTTTTTATCTAAATTATTATAGAATACCTTGACAGATTTAATCATTGGTAAACATTTTTCAGCAGCCTTAGGTAAAGAAGATAGTAGTGCAACATTATCAGCATTAAGTTTATGACATTTGTAATATAATACTGTTTTTCCTTTTCCGTAATCTAGGTTACAATATGATTCATGACCATCGAATTCTAATCTTGGACCATCAATAAAACTATAAATCACAAACCCTTCATAATCCATAATTTCATTAAAATTCGATCCTGTATTACTATATGGGTAATGATGATAATATTCTTCAATAGTTATTTCTCCCTTAACAATATTATCTATATCCGATATCATGTTATTAATTGTTGGTGTATCTTTCATCAACCAATACAATGGTTCCATAAAACCAGCTTTCTCTATCATGTTTGACAGTTGAAAATGAGCTCTATAAACACCAGTAGTTTCACCAATATTAAATGTACAACCTAAGAATTTACTAGTACATTGCTCATATGATACAGCCAATTCAGTATGTACTTTATTCCAAGCACTAGTTCGATGTTTACTTACACACTCAAATGATAAACACATTGTTTGTTTCATTAATTCTCCGGTACAATTCCAAAAGATATTTAATTGTTCTAGTAATCTATCTATAACATACATTTCTAATACTTGAATTGGTTCCATTGTTTTAGCCATTTTTAACATATCATTATATTCAATGTTCATCATACCACATCCAATACAAGTAACATAATAATCTAACATGTCGGGTGACACAGTTAAAGTACCAGATGAACATAAAACAGGAATAAAATCATATGATTCTGCCTTTTCCATAATTAGTTTTGCAATTGGACAATTTACCAATCCTTGTCTCATAATATCACATAATACAATATTACTCTTAGGATATAACGTAATTCCTAAAAGCGAACCATCATTTTTAAATGATAAACAAGCTGAAATAGATGATCCATTATCGAACTTTTCAATCATATTCTGTTGATTAATATCATGTAAATTGTTTGTATTTTCATTTATATCTACATTATTCACTTTGTGGCATGGTGTAGCATATTCCATACCACGTTCTAACAATTTTTTAATACATTGGATTTTTCCATCAATTTTAATAAACACAGATCCTCTAGTTTGTCTCATCCATTGTTTACTCATATCTTTATTGTGTTGTAAATAATTTACGAACAAACATTCTTTTTCATATTGTGTATCTCTAAATATATGCGGATGATTAGTCATAAATCGATTCTCTCGTAAAAAAGTCATACTACTATCAATAGTTTCAAAATCATTTAAAAATTCACATGCATCGGGATTATAAGTATATGAAACACTCAAATATCGTAACATGCGATTAATATGAAATATTCCTAAACATTCAAAATCATTCCATGTGTATTGAAAACACATATTTGGCTGAATATTACATGATCGAACATAACTATTTGTAGATATAGAAGTCATTGCATTTAAGTTTTTGCAATTTTCAGGCATCCAAGACATTACATCTCTATTTCCAAATAATTCAAGTTGCTTTTCTTCAGAACACATCATTCTATCACAATCTGTTTCGTTAATTTTTGATCCTCTAATAACATGTATAGCTATTTTAAACATATTTTTGCATTCATCAGGATATATTTGATTTGCTGATTGATAATAATTAATTACACTATCAACAATAATAATTTTATGACAATTATATTTTATTAAATTGAAGATTTGTTTATTCACTATAGAAGATAAATTATTCTCCTTATAACTTTTGTACAATTCAGAATATATTTCTCCTCTGGGTTTTTCAATATACATTTCAACATTCGGTGTCAAAAATTGCTGTGTTACATTACACATTATTAAATCACGTTCAATACAAATAATACTAGTCTTTTCAATTCCGAAACTACATAAATGTTTAATAATATGCTTTGTAATAACTGACTTTCCAGATCCAGATTGACCATATAACTTTATGATACAACCTTTAATATTATTCTCCTTATTGAATTTAATCATATCAAATGGTGATTCAACACTTTCTTTAAATTGTTCACGTAATTCCATGATATCTATATTTTCAACAACTTTGGAAATTTTACCATATGAATCTCCATAACTCAACCAATATAATGATTCTTTAACTTCATCAATTTCAAATCGTAATAAATCCATTTTATATTTTGTGTCTTTGTCAGTGTAATCTTTTGAATGATAGCCACACATATGTGTAGCAATTGTTCTGCACATTATTTCCCAACTCTTTGTATCAAAATAATCTGATACTGTATCATTATATAATTGTAACATAATTCCTGATCCACATTCTCCATGAAAAGGAAATGCTGTTACACTATTCACTTTCTTTTTAAATTTACGAACACATCTCACTTTACCAATATCATGAAATAATGCTGTAATAGCAATTTGTGTTTTTTGTTTGGGAGAGATATGAAGAGGCATTATTTCCATGCATTTTAACATGGCTAATACTGAATGAGTTAATAATGATTCTTCATGATATTTACATTTAAATTCACCATCGTTATGTACATTTTCTGTACCCATAAGATTTAATAATTCACCAAATGAAATAATTCTAATTTCTTGAATATTGGTTTCAACATTAACGTACAAATACGATGTTTCAATATTTAGAAATTGATGTATATCATTTAATATATTCAAATCATAATGCATTATAGTAATATGATCCTTAAATAATGTTAAATAATTTGGTAGATCATATGATCCATCAATAAGGGTATTAACAAATTGTTGTGTGTGGTTATCCATTTTAGACATTAATATATTATTATTAATAGCATCATACACCTATATAGTTCAATTTTTTGCTATAAAAAAATTGAATAATTATGCACATAAGCAATATAGTATTTATATAGTAATGTTAAAGGTGATAATTTCTGATCGATCCTATTCTAATTGGCACTTTCTGACTGAAAATGATGAGCCCATTGATGTCGATCTAGCACTTAATCCTGCAACATCGCACATCTTTTCGAATGATATTATTGATATTACAGGTAATGATATATCAATAATATCTTCACCCACCAGAGAACAATCTAATATTCCTGGTACTCTAATACTCGATAATAAGAAAACATTTACTATTAATGGAAAAATAATGTATAAATGCATTCCAAATGATAATACATTGCCCATTTTTCTAGTTCCATATAAAGAAATATTGAAATTTAGCAAAAAGAGTGTCAATAAGTATGTAACATTTAGATTCGATTCGTGGCAAAATTCACATCCTGAAGGACGTTTAGAGCAAACAATTGGTGATGTAACAGATCCTAATAACTATTATGAATATAGATTATATTGTAAAAATTTAAATATTTCTAATAGAAAGTTTTCTCAAAAAGTTGTTCAAAAGTTAAAATCTCAACCTTTCCTTCCTCACCCTGACAATGAAGATAGAACAGATCGTAACATTATTACTATAGATTCAGAATCAACACAAGATTATGATGATGCTATAGGTTGTAGTGAAGAAAATGGCGAACAATGCTTGAGTGTCTATATTGCAAATGTTCCATTATTTATGGAACAAAATGATTTATGGAACTATTTCACAAAAAAAGTTGCTACAATTTACTTACCAGATAAGAAAAGATCAATGTTACCAACTATTCTTACTGACAATGTTTTAAGTTTAGTAAATGGTGAACTAAGAAACGTTTTCTACATTGACATTATTTCTAATGAAACAGGAATAATTGATGTAAAATTTGGTAATGCTACTATTTGTGTAACAATGAATCATGTATATGAAAGTGAAATGTTGAATGATGATTTAGAATATAAAAAAATAATGTCATACACAAAATCATTGTCCATTTTATATCCATACGTTAAAAATATCAAAACATCTTTTCAATTGATAGAATACTTGATGATTTTAATGAATAATCAATGTGCTATAAAACTTAAACAACATGGTAAAGGTATATTTAGATCATTAGAATTGACAGATCAAACTGTTCCCGATAATGTACCAATGGATATTGTTGATTTTGCTAAATGTTGGAAAAACACATCAAGTAATTATACCATTGAATCGAAAGCTCATGATTTATTAGAATTAAAAGATTATATTCATATTACTTCACCTATTAGACGTCTAGTAGATATCTTAAATATGATTCAAATGCAAACTGTTTGTAACATTTATTCATATGGCGAAACTGCAACAGCATTTTATGAAACCTGGTTAAGTCAAATAGATTATATAAATGAAAATAGCAAAAAAATTCGAAAGGTACAAAATGAGTGTGAAGCATTACATTTTTGTTCTGTGACAGATATTGATAGAATGACATTCGATGGTTATGTAATTGAAGAAAATAGCAGAGGATATAATATATATATTCCACAAGCTAAAATGATTTCGAGTATAAGAACACCAGACACATTACATCAATATGACAAATTAAAGTTAAAATTATATGTTTTTACTGATTCTGAAACATTAAAACAAAAGATTAGAGTTGATAATGTTTCATCTCCTATTAATATTATTATTTGATTATCAATTATTTTATATATTGTAATAGATGAAGTTTTATGTTATTGCGAATAATCTAATCATTTGAGTATTGATAAAAAAACCATATGATAGATACCATGTAATACATACATTCAAGACTTCATATGTGTGCGATAATACACATTCATCGGCAGAGAGTTCTTATTATTTGGTATTGGGATATAGCCAGGGATGATTTCGCCCACTTTCATATTAGAAACATCATGTACCTTTTTAATTTTTGAATTGATATGATTTGTAAATGTTGGTATACCATATTTATTCAATTCCTCACATTCTTCGGCAGTCAAGTCTTTTTCGACAGTCAAGTCTTTTTCGACAGTCAAGTCTTTTTCGACAGTCAAGTCTTTTTCGGCAGTCAAGTCTTTGTTGTTGGACATTTTCAAAAGCAAATTATTAGTCAATATTTGATAGTAATGGATAATTGATGTTTATAATGGTATTATATTGTAATTATATTTTCAATTTTTATTTAGCGAATAAAATAATCAATTTTTACCTAAATTTAGGTAAAAATTGATTATTTTATATATAAACATATAGTACATAATAATATTAAATGGCGAGCAAATACGAATGTAAGAAATGCGGCAAAGGCTTTAAGCAAAAATCTCATTATGAAACACATATTAGTAAAAAAACACCATGTGTTACTGATGAAAAAGTTAATGAAAAGATTCAAGTTAAAAAGAGAAATCAAGAATTAGTTCAATTAGTAGAAGAATTAATACCCGATGAAAAAATAACCAGTGAAATTAGTGAAATGATATTGGATGAAACAGTTATTTCTAACAAAGAAGCATTAAGAGATAAAATTCATGAAATTCATAATTACTTGAGAAATAATGGTGCAGGATATGGTATGAATGCTTTAAAAGTGTTCAATATTTTGTATGGATTAAAAAAGATCGAAGAGAATAAATTATTAGATAGTTCCGGATTAAAACGACCTGAATGTGAATTTAGTCATTTATTAAAAATGGCTAATAGTGGACAAGATGAGGAATTAACAGAACTATTATATGGTGATATATTAGATTCTATTAATGACAGTTCTGTTAAAGATTTACTATTTTACGAAATACCAAAAAATATCAAAAGTTCCGCATTTTCATATTTAATTAAAGAAATTAATAAAATCACTCTTATAGAAAAAGCTTGTAATGTTTTACTATCAGGGAAAATTTACGAATATTTTATCGGTCGTGACGAAAGTGCTATTAGTGAATTGGGGGCATATTTTACAGATCGACATATTACTGATTATATATATGAAAAACTAAAACCTGAAATTTATGATGATAATACTATTGGTTCGATGATTGATATGTTTGGTGGATCTGGTGGGTTTACTACAGGATATGTCAATTATTTGAATGATAATTTTGATATTGATTGGTCAACAGAATTGAGTAAAGTACATCATTATGACATGAATGAAGATGTTATAAAATCTGCTGCTCTAGAACTTTTTTGTTTAACAAGTGTCATACCCAATATGAATAATATAAAATATAAAAACTCATTTACTGATGAATTTACTATCGATACCGAATTACAAAAATATGATTATGTAATTACTAATCCTCCATATGGTGGTGATTCACATAAAAAGTCAGGTAATCAAATAAAACGTGATAAGATTAAAGCATATATTAAAGAGAATTTAAAAACTTGTACTGATGAAGATAAATGTGCATTATTTAATAGACAATTACAAAGTATTGTTAAAGAAGAAAAAGCAGATAAAATAGAACAAGAAAAACGTAAAGTATCTATTAATACATCTAGCAATCGTATTGCATCATTAGCAAATGAAAATGATTTAAAAGGCAATGACAAAGAATCATGTTCTCTCATGCTAATGATGGATCTTTTATCCGAAGATGGAATATGTATCGGTGTACTAAAAGAAGGAGTATTTTTTGATAAGAAATATAAAAACCTAAGAAAATATTTAATTGAGAACTTTAATATTAGTGAAGTTATTAGTGTTCCTCAAGATCAGTTTGAAAACACCAGTACAAAAACATCTATTATTATTTTTAGTAA